TTAATGGTGTGACATCTGCCGTTGTTGTCCACGCTGGAACGCCGCCTGAAACTGCTAAGACTTGACCATTTGTGCCAATGCCAAGTCGTGTGTTTGTGTTTGCGGTTGCTGATGAATAAGCAATGTCGCCAAGTGTCGTTCCAGGTTGCAGTGCTTTTAGCCGTGTGTCAACGCCCTGCAATGCCACGTCAAAATCTGCTGGCAAATCCGTTACGAGATCGGTGGACGTGGGAAGAACAAAACCATAGTTCGAGGTTGGGTTCGTCAATTTAGTTTCCTTTCGTTAAGCGACTATTGTCGCATTTTCCCAGTCTAAAATAGGCGACACGCTTGACCAAGTTTCGTTTACTGGCACGTCGTCCCAAGCCATTGCCTGCAATGAATAGGCAAGTGGTGAAAGTAGCAAAGTGACCGAAAGTTGATTGTAGGAAGCCTGAAACGACCAGCCTTCAACAAAACCCTGAAACGCGCCTGCGCTCATATTTAAAGGCAAGTTGTTCAGTGCCACGGCTTCACCCATAAAAATGCCAATAAGGTTGTCGCGATCAGAATTGTCCAATTCAGGATTAGTTAGGTCAAACGTAATTTCGCTAAAGATTGGCTGCGGGTTAGCGCGTAGGGACAAATAAAACGCAGCTTGTGCATTGGCGTCGTTCGCGTCGTGCAACGTGGTTGTGATTATTTGTGCAAGGTTGCCGTATGTTGAAATTGAAATTGGGTTACTGTCCGACACGTCATGTTGACTGTTTGTGCCATATTTGATTGTTATGGCATTTCGTACATCTCCAACGCGGGTTTCAATTCTAAGTCCCGTCCCACGCGCTTGATTGGCGTCAAGGTCAACGTACCCATTGGCCGCAAGGTATGTTGTGCGGTGGGTTGAATCCGCGTAGCCAATTAAACCTAGGGCGTCCTCATAAATATAGCCAAGACCTGAAGTGGCAAGTCCCGATACCAAAGAATAAACGTCAATTGGATCATTGCCTTGGGCTGCCAAATCGTAATTGCCAGGTCTGTCAATTTCTCCAAGCCCGTTGTTTTCAGCGTTTGCCCACGTTGTTGTTGCTGGGTAGGTCGCCCATGTCAAAGCACCTGCAACCTGTTGCCATTGGTTATACAAAACCTGACTTAATACCTCAAAAATTTGATCACCGTCAAAATCACGCGCAAGGTTTTGTGTGCGAATAATTTTTGGCAAACGGGCAAGTGCGCCAAGTGCGGTGATTGAATAGGTTTGAGTAAAGGCGGTTGAACCCACTTCACGCACTTCCAAGGCAATGTCAACAACGTTGCCACCAAAAATTGCAACAAATACGCCTGCGGTGTCTTTGACTGAAACACCTATTGTTGAGTTGATATTGACTGGGATTATGGTTTGCGCCAAATCCAGCAATTGAATGTTGACGTAGCCTGCCTGCGCCTGCTCATAGATATTTGTCCGACCGCTGCGGATTGTTAGATTGGCCAAGATTGCGTCGGTGTATTCAACGCCGTCAATTTCAACTTTCCAAATGGGATTCCACTGTGTCATTAGATTGCCACAAGCGCGGTTGCACCACCAGTGCCGCGATAGTAAGAATTGTTCAAGGTTTCAACAATTGTGCGGGCAGTGCCCTCTTTGTCAATTGCCCCGTTGACCGTAATGCTTATACGGGCAGCGTTTTGGGAATCGGTAAAGCCACCGCCCCCAGCAGCTGCCAATCGTGCTGCATTTTGTGAATCAGTAAATCCCCCACCAGCAATTGCGGCAGCAACGCTTGCCCCAGCCCGTGCGGCTGCTGCCACACCGCCACCAGTCATTCCACCTGACCCGCCACTTGTCGTGCCTGTTCCACGACTTGAACCAGCACTTGAACCGCCACCACTAATTGCCCCTGGTGCGCCCCCTGTGGCAAATGATGATCCACCGCCAATCTTCGGAATGGTTGGAACGTCCTTGCCCCATTGAACTGCATTGTAACCTTTAATAATTAAGTTAATCCCGTCAATGGCCGTGTTCAATAAAGGTTTAATTGCACCCAATACCTTTGCAATAATTGTAATCACCACCTCAGCAATGTCGCCAACAATTTTCATTGCCCCACCAATTGCAGAACCAATCAACGGTGCAATAAATTTGACAACGTCATAAAATGCAGAAAATTCGTCCTTGCTATTCATTACCGCGGTTTTAATATTGTCAAAAATTGCTTTAATGCCTTCAAAAATTGGTTGCACTGTTTTCTTAATTGTTGAACCTACGTCGCTGATTACCTTGCCAAAACCGTCACCCTCAGTCAAACTGAAAGCCTTGGAAAATGCGTTGATTGCTGGGAGTGCATTGTCGTTGATGAATGTCATAAGTTTTTCAAGTATTGGCAACAAGGCAAACCCAATTGTTTCTTTGGCTTCGTCAAATGCCACCTGCATGCGGGCAATGCGTCCAGCATAAGTGTCTGCGTTGCGTGCTGCTGCGCCGCCAAATAAATCTGAAAGGCGACCTTGCACCTGTGTGAAACTCATGGTCTTTAATTCAGCAGCTGAAAGACCAATTCCTAATTTGCCTAGTGCAGCACTGTTGCCGTCATAAGCCTTGCCTAAGGCGTTGGCGACTGTTTCCAGTGGCTTACCTGTTGCCGTTGAAATGTCTAAGGCGGTTGTAAGTAAATCTTGCGCCTTTGTAATGTCCCCAGTTGAACGCACCAAGCGTCCCAAGGCTGGGCGCAACTGATCGTCAGCCACACCCGTGGCAAGTGACATTTTAAGAATAGATTGTTCGGTTGCAGCAATTTGACCTTTGGTTGCCCCTGTGGCGTTCTCTAAGGCAAGGGCTAACTGTGTCTGTGCCTGTTCGTCGGCAATGGCCGCTTTGACCCCGTCAATGCCTATTTTGACCGCATAAGCGGCTGCGGCAGCGGCGGCAGCAACAAACGCTGCGCCAATCATTTTGCCAGCCTTGCCCATTTTGTCGCCAAATGTGTCAACGTCTTGACTTGCAGATTTTAGCGATTTGTTGAGATTGTCAACGTCACCAAGAATGGAAAGTTTAAGGGTGCGACTACCAGCCATTAGTCAAACTCCTTTACTATCTTGGAAAACGATTCTTCCCATTTTCTCACAATATCGGGTTGCACACTTCTCAGGGTTGGATAGATAAACCAACCGCGTGACCCACGACCTTCACGACCCGACCACACTGGAAATTGCTTATATTTGTTTGAACCAAATTCGACACCGCCCCAAATCTGTTGCGTTGTAGCCCCACCGCTTAGTTTTTGGCCTGCATAACCAAATGAAATTTCACCAATTTTGGAAGACTTGGAAACCTTTGAACCGTCGGCAACGCGATTGTCAACCTTGTTGCGTGTTACCGTGGCAGCGGTTGCCTTGATTTTGCCTTGCACCCACATTGCCAATTCGCTGGTTGCAACCTTGACTTGCTTTGTCGCTTCTTCGTCCATTGCTTTAAAGGAACGGACAATGGCACGCAACTCATTTTTGTCGTAAGAAATTGCGTCACTTGCCATTTGCCCGTCCTTCCAAGATTTCCAACACCGTCAGAATGTCTTCAGCTGCTTCAAATTCATTGGGCGATAACCCTGTTGCCAAGGCTAATTCCCAAATTACTCTTGCGAGGCTTCCGACTGGGTGGCTTTTGGGTTTGCTTCACCGACAATGACTTCAGAAATTGTTTCAGTCCAAATGTCAATCGGTTTCACTGGCTTGCCCGCTGCTTCACGTTTCATGGCGTGATAGGCAAGAAATACCAAATCGGATATTCCGATTTTTTCCTGTGCCTGTGCAATGGTGTGACCCGTGTGCTTTTCCCATTTAACCCACTCAGGCGGTGCAGCCGTGTAAGTTATCTGATCGCCGTTGCTATATTCAATTGTTATTGGTAGTTTCATTTTGTCTCCCGATTAGTAGGTTTTAACTGAATGTTTCGCTTGGATTTCCAACCACTACAAATGATAGTGATACTGTCTGTGCGTCAGGTGCAGCCCCGCCGATTGACGGAACGACTGGCATGACGTTGCAAGTGAAAACCGCACCAGTTGCGGCAGTTAATGAAACCGCCAAAACTGTATTTGGTGAACCTTCCCATGCAGTCCAAAGTGCTTCGCAAAGTGATGAAGTCGCGCCCCAGTCTGCAAGCATTTCAATGTCTAAAGTCCACTGGTCGTCAATGTGCTTGTAAGCCTTGCCGTCAAGTGTTTGATATGTGGTGACTGTTGGCGAATTGCTCAAAACCGCGCTGGTCGCCTGCGCGTCGTAGTTAACGGTCGCGATCGTCAACACTAAATCGCGACCCGTGATGATCGTTGTTGGCACGTTATCTCCTTTTATGTAGTTTGTGTGTAGTACGTCGAAACGT